CCACACTGAACAAATCAGTTGAGGACACCTGATTGAGCCAAAAATCTGAGTCAGCGAAATTTAGTCCATCCGGAACTCCAAACTCCAGATCTTGACCTCCTCTGAAGAAAACGAGAATTTCAACATCCTCGCTATTAGGACTGCTTAGAGCAGTTGCTACAGTTAAGTGGAGAACACCATTCATGATTGCTTCATTGTAAATCACGGCTGTAGGATCCCAAGCTGTTATCGTACCCGTTTCAAGATATGGTTTTGATTGAGACCAACCAACAGCAGTTTTAACAACATGTGTTTGCGCAATATCAAGAATGAGAGTATTATTAGAACCGATTGGATCACCAGATATAAATCCATTCGGAGCATATGTTAAGGCCAAACGTCCCGTATTAAGTTTGGACCCTACTACAACAAACATATACTCAACACTTCCGGACCAATAATCAAATGGTACAGCACAAAAACTAAGGGAACTGTATTGGGAGCTAGTGCTAGAATCTGGTGTTACAGCCATTTGACCTAATGTGTCCCCATGGGTGTGAGTAACATTCCAAGATGTTCTGCCAATAAAATTCCACTTGGCACAAATGTACTTAAAGGACATTTGATCTTCACCTGGTAATCCGACTGTTCGAGGATCAACAGTAGTAGCTTGTTTAGGGTCAAAGGATAAATTTGAAGAACCATCAGTCCCAGTTAGGTGAGCTAGGTTTGTGGTGGTCACATATTTCACAGTTTTAATATCTTCCACCAAGATGGGTTTACCCAATCCAAAATAAGCTAACACATCTGTAGCCTTATTAAGGAAACGAGACCCTACTGTAGCATAAGGTCCTATCACAGGGATAGACGTGAATGCACCCATTGCCGCTGCTATAGCTGTTGTTGTCCTACTCACCACACGATTGGGTAGATATTCTTGGACAAATGCATTTTTAGCTGCAATATCCTTAAAGGGTTGTAGTGGATGTTCTGTAGAAGCGAAATCAGAAACGGTGTGCAAGGGTATTGTCATATCAATGTTCTCCAGCCAACTAGTAACTATATATGGAGCTGATAATGCAACACCATTAGCGGTGGTCAAATCACTATAACTGAAGAAACGTACTGAACCCCATGGGTTTTCAGCCCCTGTTTGCACATTTTCTATTCTAGTATAATCATATCTATAAATGAAGGGGATTTTTATAACATAGCTAGGACTATTAGCTACCTCAAGGGGACCAGAGCCGGGATATTGAGAATACTGTAGTAACAAACTATCTCCTGATGGTACCAGAGGTGAACCCCACTTTCTTCCATCCTCTGATGGCTCCCACTTAACTGCAAAGCAACCTTGGTGGAAAGGACTTCCGGTCACTTGGACATTGACACACCAAGTAGCACGTAAAAGATAGTAATCATGTAATTTGGCTGCTACGCTGGTATGATTAACTAGAGACGTTATTAAAAAGTTCTTGGTTAAAGGCCCACCAAATGTCCAGGTGTTGGCATCTATAACTCTAGGACGTGAAAGAAACTCCTCCAAACTAGAATCTTTATATCCTCGCATTGGATTGAATGAGGTCAAATCCTGTGAGGTTGATTCTCCTTTCTCACCATCACCTGCAAAATCAACCACAGGTTGTCGTGTTGTAATAGACGCAATATCGGTTGTGCTATCTGTTGTAAGACCACTCACTGGTATGAGTAGAATTGCTGAAATATCATCAGCTGTTAATTGTGTTGGACCGTGTCCAACTAAATAATTATTTGTTCTGAGCTGTTCTTTATCGAGTACAAACGACTGCTCTGTCGTTTGCCCCTTTACCTCAGATAAGTAGCCTTTATTTATATGCTGGCACACACTTGTCAATAGGGTGTTGTCACCCTCCAGCAGGTAATCTTCTCGCATGCGAGACTCACTATGAGGTATGTTAGTCTCTTGTATAACACGATCAAGAAGATCCGATTCGATGATTGCCGTAGCCTTGCGTCCCTCAGAATCTAAAGGGATTGGTCTATTAATTTTTCGCAGTGACCTAACTGCAGGAAGAATATCATCAAAGATGACATCGGTGCATACATTTGATAATGTATCAAACTCTTCGTTATATGCATCTTGGAGTTTATGGAGAAAAGTAATCCACAACCGTCGTTTCGCTGGTGCAAATCGACAAGATTCTGCATTAGCATTCCTCAACACCTCTAGTAAAACCTCTTGATCTGTTATAAATCTCGAATGTTTTGGAAAAGCTAAACTGAGAAGAATTGATTTCTCCTCTATAGGGTCAAAAACCATATCCTCAACTTTTCGAAAATACCGCTTAAGAAAAGTGGCCTCATTGATGGAAATAAAAGGTACTAAATCACTCTGTTTGTCTGCCATCGTGAAAGTAACATTGAAATCATCAAGAACCTTATTGATAGTAACATGGTTAAAATTACTATTATTAGATCCCATCACACAATCATCACCATATGTAAGGAGATTGACATTATCACGGAATTTACCTGATAACTCGAGTGTCAGCCAAACACTACGCAAATAGAGTGAATTCCCTATACAGTTCATTATTAAGGTAAGAAATTGACCTGAAGGATTGGTGCCAGA